TCAACCTTCTACCTCTATGGCATAGCAAAAGAAGGCGTATCTCCAAGCCCATCTTCTGCACCATATGCAACTGGTGGCGACAGCATTGTCTTTGATGGTACCTACTGGATCCATACCTTCCGTTCGTCTGGCACATTTACGCCGAAGAAGAACATCACTTGTGACTATCTTGTAGTCGCTGGTGGTGGTGGCGGTGGTGCTTGCGTTCCAAATGGAACACACTCAGCAGGTGGTGGCGGTGCTGGCGGTCTTCGCTCTACTGTTACTGCAACAGGTGGTGGCGGTTCATTAGAATCTGCAGTTACATTTACAAATGGAACTGCTTATACAATAACTGTCGGTGCTGGTGGAACGGGAGCAACAGATGGTTCTGGTGGCAGTGGAAACAACTCCTCTATTTCAGGAACAGGTCTAACAACAATTACTTCAACTGCAGGTGGTGGTGGAGGAGGTCGTACAACTACGGGTAATGGTGTCAATGGTGGTTCTGGCGGTGGAGCATCTGCTACAAATGGTGGAACAACAGGTGGAACAGGTACTGCTAATCAAGGTTATGCAGGTGGTAATGTTTCTGGCTCTGACCCTGCTGGCGCTGGTGGTGGTGGTGCTGCGGCGGCTGGTGCATCTGTTACAAGTCCAAATGGACCAGGAACAGGCGGAAATGGTGTAGCAACTTCTATTACTGGTTCTTCTGTAACTTATGCTGGTGGCGGCGGTGGTGGTGGTAACTCAAATGTAACAACAGGTGCATCTGGTGGTTCTGGTGGCGGTGGTTCTGGTGGAAATAGAACTGGCACAGGAACTGGAACAAGTGGTAGCGCAGGTACTGCTAATACTGGTAGTGGTGGCGGAGGAAGCCCTGCTCTAAGTGGAACCAATGGTGCAATTACAGGTGGCGCAGGCGGTTCAGGTATCGTGATTGTGAGGTATGCAGCGTAATGGCACACTATGCTCAGATAGATAACAACAATGTTGTTACACAAGTTCTTGTGGTCAATGACTACTACGAACATACCAATACTGCTCAAGAGTTCCTAGCCAATGAACTTGGTCTAGGCGGAACGTGGGTTCAGACTTCTTACAATGGACGAATCCGCAAGAACTATGCAGGAATTGGTTACACCTATGATGCACAACGGGATGCTTTTATCCCGCCTAAGTGTCACGATGAGGCAGTCCTTGATGAAGATACCTGCCTATGGACTTGTACAAACGATGAACATAAACCTCTAGGAGAAATAAATGTCTGAAGCACCAACAAAACTAATCGTTGATTGCTCTACTGGTAAGACTGAAATTGTTGCTCTTACCGCAGCAGAACTAGCAGAACGCGACCAGATGGCAGCCAAGGCTGCCGAAGAAGCCGCTGCAAAGCAGGCTGAAGAAGAAGCAAAGGCAGCAGCTAAGGCTGCAGCAGAGGCGAAGTTAGCCGCACTTGGTTTGACACCAGAAGAAATCGCAGCAATCTCTAAGTAAGGAGTGATCCTTGGCACCATATGGTGACGATATTACCGAGGGCATTCCCTATGTCCTTTCCAATCCCGCAGGCTCGACTAACTATCAAGCCACAGGTGTTTCCTACGATATAGCCATCAACGGCTTGCCATTCTTTTTGGCAGCCAGTGATGATTCACCCTATCGTCGTGTCACGGCTCAGTACCGTAAGCAACAGTATGACCAGACCCGTGAGGCTGGAGAACAGTCTCTGACTGGCTGGTGGTTCAGATCGCAGTCATCATTCCATCTAGGTCAAGGCATCAAATACTTTGAGCCTGCTCAGGATGAATCACTGCGATTCCAATACACCGAATCCAAAGGGTTAGATGTCTGGACTAAAGGACAAGCAACTCTAATCCTAGATGTGGATGCTACCCATCAGACAACCACGAACATCAATAGCAACTTGCGTCCTAACCAGTTTCTTCGATCCATTCAATGGACCCAAAGTAGCAATACTTATTACGGCTGCTTGATGCTTGATGGCTATGACATCGACAAGATTTTTCCAACCATCACAGCGACTGCCACAAACAAGGCTTTGACAAGCAATGTGGCTACGCTGACAACCAGTGCTGCTCACGGATTTGCTGTTGGCTTTGAAGTTGAAGTAACAGGCGTAGATGCTACCTTCAATGGTACTTACACCATTACCTCAGTACCTAGCACAACCACCTTTACCTATGCCAAGACTGCATCTAACGTAGCTTCACAGGCCGCTACAGGTACTGTCACCAGCGATGTCTGCCACTTTGTTGACTATAACGCAGGTACCGATGACAAGGTATATGGCTACTGTGATGACGGACTAACCTGCTACTGGATTACCAACGTTACCTCTGGTGGCTCAACCAAATTGACAATGTACAAAAAGCCATTGACTGGATACGCAGGTGACTCACCTACGACCACAACTCAGATGTTCCAAGTGACAGGTCTTACCGCATCTAACGTGGTAATGGAGTTCACAAAGGAACGTATCGTTGCCTGTATCAACAACAAAGTTTATGAGATTTCCACGACAGCAACTGCTCTACCTACTGCTGTCTATACCCATCCAGTAGATGACTTCGTATACACCAGCATCACATCAAGCGGTGCTGCTATCTATGTCACTGGATTCTCTGGGACCCAATCCAATATCCAGAAGTTCACCTTGGCATCTAATGGAACGATGCCCACCTTGACTAGCGCTATTACTGCTGCTGAAATGCCTAGTGGCGAGCGCATCTACAAGATTGCTTACTACCTTGGCTATATGATGATTGGTACTACCAAAGGTATCAGAGCCGCTGTGGTATCTGATGATGGATCTCTAGCCTACGGACCGCTTATCTGGGAGAACACCCAGCCTGTCTACGACTTCTGCTTTAGAGATAGATACGCCTGGGCTGCAACTGGCGTAGAAGATGAACCAGGAACTATCAGGTTAGACCTTGGTACACAGATTTCTCCACTGGTATTTCCGTATGCCTATGACACATATTCTGCAACTGGTAACTATACTCACGAGACAACTGCCTGTGCATTCATTGATGGTACAGATCGCATAGCCTTTACAACCAATGCCACAGCCACTGAAAATGGCTCTGTCTATATTGAATCTGATACAAGGCTTGTATCCTCTGGCTATCTACAAACTGGCTTTGTCCGTTACAACACCCTTGAAGGCAAGATATTCAAGCTACTTACCCCACGCATTGATACCGCACACGGCGGATTAGATATTGCATCTATTGCTTATGACTATACAGAGTATCCAATCGGTTCATTCTCACAGGAATCAACCGTATCTGAAATTGGTATTCCATACCCACAGGGTCCACAGGAATATCTAGGTTTCAAGTTCACACTTACCCGCGATACCAATGACGACACCCTTGGTCCATTATTTACTGGATACCAACTCAAGTCTCTACCAGCAGTACCACGTCAGAGACTTATCCAATACCCACTGTTTTGCTATGACAGAGAAGCAGATAAGTTTGGAGTACCTGTTGGCTTTGAAGGCTCTGCTTGGGCAAGAATGCAACAACTTGAAGCAGTAGAAAATGCAGGCGATACCATCCGAATAGAGGACTTCCGTACAGGAGAATCCTATATTGGCCTGATAGAAGAGATGGATTTTATCAACCGCACACCGCAAGACAAGAGGTTCTCAGGCTTTGGCGGAACCTTAGTTGTCACTATCAGATCCGTATAGGAGCCATCAATGACCCCTGCTGATTGGGCAATGCTCATTGCCACTGTTCTTGGAATAGCCTCAACCTTATTGATGGGCCTTCGTTGGCTCGTCAAGTCCTTCTTGTATGAGCTCAAGCCTAACGGCGGTAGTTCAATGAAGGACAAGGTAAACGCTCTGGAAGAAAAAGTAGATTTGCTCACCGAGTTAGTCAAAGAAGCATTGAGGAGATGACCCGTGAAACCTGTTGCAAAACGTGCAACACCTGCTGCTATTGCCGTTCTACGGCAGGCAACTGCGCTTGCTCCCAAGCGGAAGAAGGCATCCGATGGACTCCTACCAAGCAAGGCTCACATAGCCCAAAATCCTAACTCTGACCACAACACAGGGTTGGCAGTAGACCTAACCCACGATCCGCATAATGGGATTGACTGTGGTGAGATTTACGAGAAACTCAAGGCAGACAAGCGAGTCTCATATCTGATTTTTAGTGGACGTATCTGGTCTAAGGAACGCGGTGACCGCGATTACGTAGGTCAAAATAAACACGTCAAACATCTGCATATTTCCATCAAGGAAGATTGTGCCAATGACACCAGCCCTTGGTTTCCTTGGCTCGATAAACCGAAATGGAATACGGTTGATGCTGCTCGCTTGGCTTATGCCAAAGTGCAGAAGAAGCCGAAGAAGAAAGATACCCCAAGTCCAAAGGAGAACTAATGGACAGCAAGTTCAAAGCAATAGCGGCAACCTGGTTCCGCGCTGCAGCATCCGCTGCGGTAGCACTCTATCTAGCAGGTGAGACTGATCCAAAGAAACTTGGAACAGCAGCACTAGCTGGATTCCTCGGACCAGTATTGAAGTGGCTAGATCCAAAGGCCACAGAGTTTGGTCGCGGAAGTAAGAAGTAGTTTGTAAGAGAACGCTGCGAGGAAAAGGCCTCACCCAGAAATGGGTGGGGCTTCTTTTTTTATGCCCGAAAGTGGACGAATGTCACCTATTGGTACCTGATGGTTATGTACTTTGTTACCTTCTGGACCCATCCAAGCAGGCTCATAGCGGGCGATGTCATCAACGCTATTCCAACCATAGATGATTACATCTGTGGGCTGTAGCGGGTCTACAGAAGTCCATAGAATGGCATCTGCTTTCTTCTTGAGGAATGGCAGTTGCTTGCTAGATACAGCTCTGCCCCAAACATTCCAGTAGTTAGTGTTCCACGTCTTGACATCCCAGCGCACAGTATCTGCGGTGATGTCACAGAGAGAGTCTTCTTCAACATTGAGAAAGTGTGGGTTGGTATTCATACCCAACTGCTTGAAGTATTTATGGGCGGCTAGTTCTCCGAACCTGCCAATGGAATGTGATGATCTAAGGTTGCGGTAGTGACCATTGAAGTTCTTATACTTCTGATAGGTCCTCTCTGACAGTTCTTCGGCTATAACCAAGTCTTCTTCTGTCAGGGGAATGTTCATTCTGGTCTATCTACTGGGCAAGGAGCTTTGAGTAGGTTTCCACAATTAGCACATTGAACATCAAGGGCATACCAAACTATCTCGTAGTTCTCAAACTGGACATAGGTATTGAAGACGGTAGAACCACAAACACATTGATGGGTTGGACCTACATCGCGTAGGTCAGAGGCTTGAATTGGAGGAAGTTGTTGGCTATATTTCAGCAGCCGAAGTAGACGGAACAACACTGTCCTCACTTCCATAGGCCCGTGAGGGCCATACTGTAATTCGCCTGACGGCTCATATTGTAATGAACTGGTGTGTCGCTACCGCGACGACACGCCGATGAGAGGTAACATTCCGCTATGACAACACTTATCGGAATCCAACTTGATGAACAAGTTGTCTTAGCTGCTGATAGTCAGATTACTGAAGATAATCTCAGGACTGTTAGTACTTCCACTCCGAAAATTATTCACGTTGGTAAGTATCTGTTAGGCATTACAGGCGATACCAGACCTGGTGACATCCTTGCGTACAACTGGACTCCGCCTACTTACAAAGGTGCTAATCCGATTCAGTGGATGGGTAAGAAAGTCTTGCCATCTATACTCACGGCGTTCAAGGAGAATGGCTATGATCCGTACGAAGCGACAAAAGAAAAAGATGCAGGGTTCGACTACCTTGTATCGTTTGATGGCAACCTCTTCCATATTGCGACAGACCTCTCGTTCATCCAATCGGACTCCGCTATCTATGGACTTGGTAGTGGTGGGCAGTTTGCTGTTGGTTATCTTTATGACCGCGTGGGCCGTCTCACTGTGGGCAATGTAGAGCAACACGCCCGACGCTCTGTTGAGATTGCCTCAATGCTCGATATAAATACCTGTCCACCAATACAACTGGTGACACAACGACGTGAACTCACCTGAATATAACCGCGATTACTACCTAAAAAATAGGGAGTCTATCGTTGCGAAAAGAAAAGCAAGACGTGAGACCCCTGAGTTCAAGGCTAGAATGCGTGAGTACCAACAAAAATATAATGCTGCCAACCCTCATAAAACCAGAGAAGGTGCTAGGCGTAGGCGTGCAAGAATCAGAAAAGTTGAGACACGCCCATATTCTGAGTCCCAGGTACTTGAATTGTATGGCTTGGTCTGTCATATTTGCTCTCAACAAATTGATTTGGATGCTCCAAGAAAACAAGGGGATGGAACTGACTGGCATATGGGATTACATATAGACCACATCATTCCAATTTCTGCAGGTGGTGGCGACACGCTGGAGAATGTAAGACCAGCGCACGCTATTTGCAATTTGCGTAAAGGTCCGATTCAATTAGTTACTCAGAGACGGGAGCTAACGTGAGAAAAGATTGGAAAGTGTGGACGTTGCATATCAACGCACACCATACAGATAACTGGTCCATTGGACTTGATTACTACAAGATATATGATTATCAGCCATTACGAATGCTGGCTAGAGTTTTGCAAATCAATTTGCTATTCTTCAACATTACTCTTACTAGATGGCAGGGCAACGGATGGATATAAAAGAACTACTTGTAAAGGCTCTTCACGAGAAAGAGAACAAGCGCGGCAGGTCCACGCAAGTTCAGATTGGTCCATCAGAGCTTGGAGGCTGTCGACGTAAGGTGTGGTATCGGTTGAATAACCAACCTGAAACCAATGACAACGAGATAAAACTCGCAGCGATTATGGGGACTGCCATCCACGCTGCAATAGAGAATGCGCTTGCCAACAATCAAGATGTACTTCTGGAGAAAACTGTCGAATACGGCGGTATGAAGGCACACGTTGATTGCTTCATTCCTGGGACAGGAGATGTCGTTGATTGGAAGACTACGAAAGTCAAGAACCTTTCTTACTTTCCGTCAGAACAGCAACGCTGGCAAGTACAAGTCTATGGTTATCTAATTGACAAGTCTGGCTTGGGGAAGGTCCAGAACGTCAACCTAGTAGCCATACCTCGTGACGGAGATGAGCGGGACATTCTTGTTCACTCTGAACCATATGACGAGGCCATCGCACTAGAGGCTCTGAATTGGCTAGAAGCTATTCGGACTACACAGGAAGCTCCCGCGCCTGAAAGACACGAGAGTTACTGTGCCAGCTACTGCAAGTTCTATGATGCCTCTGGTGAGATGGGATGCGTTGGTATAAAAAAAGGACTTACCAAGTCTGAGTTACCTCAGATTGATGACTTTGAAGCTGCGATGGATGCGTTGCATTACACGCAGATTGACACCGAGATAAAGACATTAGAAGAAAAGAAACAAGCACTACGCGATAAGTTGCTTGGCAAAACTGGAGTTACTACTACTGGATATGAGATCAAGTGGTCTACTGTTCAGAGTAATACCATCGACAAGGAAGCAGTGGAGAAAGCACTGGGCTTTGTGCCGATGAAACAAGGAAAGGAAAGCGCAAGGCTTTCCGTCAAAAAGACTGGAGATAAATAATGGCTGCACCAGAGTCAACGAAGTTTCAAGTAAACTTCAAAGCACCTGATGGAACACTTATCAATTTGTATGCTACTAACAAGGAGGAATTAGAAGCTCTGCTTACAGCAGCGCAAGACTTTTCTGCCCTCATTGGAAGCGTTAGTCAATCATTTGGAGGCGCTGGAACTGCTGCGCCCGTACGTAGTGCTGCGCCAGTAGCATCTGCACCTGCACCACAGTCTGGTGGTAACGTCTGTAAACACGGACCAATGGCTTACAAAGAAGGCGTAAGCGCTAAGGGTCCTTGGAAAGGTTATATGTGTGCTGCACCTAAAGGTGCGGTAGACAAGTGTGCAACTATCTGGGTCCGATGACCCAATGCGAGAGCCTCGTGAATACGAGGATCCTCTCTGCGCTCAATCAGGTGGCGACTTCTGGTTTCCTGAACCAGGGGTTGGGTCAGCACAAGAAACCGTATACGCTCGAAGTATATGTAACCAGTGTATCCATCAAAGTGAGTGTGCAGAATGGGGTATCCACAATGAGCGCTTCGGAATTTGGGGTGGCCTTACAGAGTGGGATAGAAGACAACTAAGAAGACGGAAGAATATAGTTTTACGACGGGAGGAAAGTGCTTAGGTTAGACCGCGCTTGGAAGACTGCCCATACATTGGCGCAGCCACTTCCGACTGTGTGGAAAGACTTAGACAAAAAGGGCATAAAGTTTCGGCGAGGTCAAGTGTGTATGGTTGCCGCTGCACCGAACGCTGGAAAGTCTATGTTCGCTCTTGTGTATGCTATCAAGGCCAAAGTGCCTACTCTGTTCTTCTCGGCTGATACTGATGCCGCTACTGTGATGCTACGTGCTTCGGCACATCTAGCAGGCCACACCCAAGAAACTGTAGAGAATCAAATCAGCATCAATACTGGTGCTTACGATGAGAACCTACAGGACATATCACATATACAGTGGGTCTTTGATTCATCACCGAACCTTGATGATATTGAGGCGGAAGTAAAGGCCTACATTGAACTCTATGGGATTAGTCCACAACTGATCGTCATAGATAACCTGATGAATGTCGTCGCTGAATCTGATAATGAGTGGGCAGGCTTACGTCAAATAATGATGGAGCTACACGATATGGCACGCAAGACAGAAGCCTGTGTGCTTGTTCTGCACCACGTATCAGAACAGAGTGAGTATGGTAAGGATATGACTGAACCACCAGCACGTCGTGCTATTCACGGCAAGGTGAGTCAGTTACCTGCGATGATACTTACTCTTGGCTACAACCCATTTGAGCATACGCTTCGGGTTGCAGCAGTCAAGAATCGTTTTGGTCAACACCAAGCTGACGGCAAGGATTACGTAGGACTCTTCGTAAACTTTGCTACCTGTCATATCAATGACAGCGATGCTTACGGCAGGATGGTCTACAACTCAAATCTATCGAGGGTTTTATGAGTTCATATAACAAGGCTAAGGGTTCTAAGTTTGAGACGGATGTAATGAAATACTTACGCAAACTGGGACACTTTGCTGAACGCCTAGC